GCGGGGTCTTCTTTTGGAACGGTGTCACAACCCCTGATTGCACCTAACAATACTCCCTGGTGACGTAAGCCAAGTTCAATAACCCAATCTTTTAAAATACTTTGTTTCATCCTCATTTATTTTTAAGCACCCATCTTTCACCTGATGTGTGCCGACAAATATACGGGTTAATTTGGGAATGTCAATAGGTAAATTGAGTTGATTTGGTTAAACCATTGAGGCTCAATATGATTATTTTTTTTACATCAATACAATTATTTTTTTTGTTAAATTTCACCACATTAGATAAAGATACATTATATTTGTCGAATAAAACTTATCTCAAATGTCATTATTAACTTTAGAAGAATACGCGGATCAGTCTGGTAAATCAGTGAAGACGGTGGAATACCAACTCAGGGTTGGTCAATTAAAATTTGTAAAAAAATACGGCAAACGACTAATAGATAGCCGGACAAAATATCCTAAGCGGGTAAAGCAAGGAAGGGGATTGGAGAAGTGAAACAGCTAAAGGTATTATTGGGGTGCGAAGAATCCCAAACGGTTGGTGCGATTTGAAACAAACTAAAAACAATATATTATGGCAACAGAAAAAATAATAACTTATACCGTTGTGGATTACGGCGGTGGCCCGGATTTGATTTGCACATCTATGGAGCAAGCCACTCAGTCGTTAGAAAGCGAAATAGAGGCAATTGATGAAAGCGATTTGCCATTAGATTTTATAATAAGAGTTGAGAAAAAACTAACTCAGAAGCAAATAGATAATTTGCCGGAGTGGGAATAACTAAAATTAAAATGATATGAAAGCAGAAGAATTAAGACGGGGCAACCTGGTCAATGCAATCGGATGGAGTTCTATAATGCAAATAGAATCAATTAATAATGATTCGGTTTATGCGCACGACTTTCCAGATTTCAAAGGCTCCCAACCTATTGATATTGGTTATTTATCAGGAATCCCTCTCACCGAAGATTGGCTGGTTAAATTTGGGTTTGAACGGAATAGTAATGTTTGGAGCCGGTTTTTAAAAGAAGATATAGAGGGATTACCCACTACAATGCAAATGTGGTCAGATAGCAACGAATTTACTATTTGCCGAAATGGAACCTATGTAATTTCCGTAAAATGCGAATCAGTCCATGAATTACAAAATTTGTGGCACGCTTTAACCCACGAAGAACTCACCTACGATTAGAGATAAAATAAAACAACTAAAAAAATGATAACGCTACAATATTTTAACGGAAAAGAATGGGTAAATGTAGGCCAATGGTTAAATGAACGCATGGCTTGGATTTCTCTAGGTTCGGATAATTTTAATTATAGAACAATAGATGAAAATGGTAATATTCAGATAAGTCACAACACAAATAACCGCTTCCTATACTTCCAAATGTTAAATTTTACCATTTTAACAAAATAATCTTGAAAAAGTTTGCATAATCAAAATTAATGTTGTATCTTTACACCGTGGCAATAAAGCCACGATAAAAAACCTCGCAAAATGAAAACACAAAACGGGATTAAATTGACAAGTTATAATGATCTTGAAGAAGCACTTAGCCTATGTGCTTCGCTTAACGAAACAATAAATAAATACAGCCACATCGAAGGAATTATACCAAAATCACTAACGGAAACTATTAATGATTTTAGCGAAAAAGTCCAAAAGCAATTAGATGAATTAGATTAACCTTGCGCTCAACTTGCGAGGTTATCGCAAGCCCTCAGCCCCGGCCCTGAAATAAGGCCGGGGTTTTTGGGTGAGAAAAATTAAAACCATGTATGTATATAAAGAAACAGAGCCAGGTTTATACACCGTTGGCTATTACGATCCACAAGGAAAATGGTATCCTGAAAGCGATCACGACGATAGGGAATCTGCCGCCAAACGCGTTTCGTTTTTAAATGGAGGTTAAATGAAACCTTCAAAACGCCCGGCTAAATCCAACCACGGCGGCAAGCGTCCCGGTGCTGGGCGCACTCAGAAATACGGCGAACCAACCAAAACAGTATCTTTCAGGGTGCCTATTTCGCTTATTCCTGAAATTACGGCTTACGTTGAAAAAAGGCTTTCCATAGCGGCAAAAGAAGCAATAAAAGGAGCCACCAAGTGTTAATTAACAATTTTAACAAAAGATTTAACATATCATATTTGTTATGTGTAAAAATAGTTCGTATATTTGTACAGGCAATTAAGCCAAATCAAAAAAGGGGCGGCAACCCGAAACAGCGGCTAAAGAAAATGAAAAATTTAACCATTACAACAGCAATCAAATTAGGTTACGATTTTGATAACGCTTCTTTTGAAACTATCGAAGAAATGGAACAAGAAATCGTAAACTTCTTAAATGAAAATCAGGACAAAATTAAAAAATCAAAAGTAGATTTCTGCGAAGTAAACGGACACGGAAATTCTCAGTTTGTAAATTACGGCCCATTTAATTCAAGCGGTGAAATTGTAAACTGGTCAGATTACTACGGACAACGCAAACAACGTATATACCATTCTGAATTTCTTGGAATTGATGAAAAAACAGGGGAAGTTTTTATTCAAAAATTATATTGTTTTTCAGGCGGAAAAAATACACCAAAATAATAACCTTAACGGCCCTTCGGGGCCTTTTTTCATTATGAGTAAAAAAATAGAAACAGCGCGACGATTGTTGCTAGATTATATCCGAGAGCGAATGCAAGAACAGGGCATCACCCATAAGATGATAGCTGATAAGAACGGCTGGCAGGAATCGAATGTAAGCCGAATGTTGGCTGCAAAATACCCACCGACACTTGACAACCTGCTAATGCTTTGCGAAGCGGCAAACTGCTTTATATTCGTTGTAGACAAGGAATCGGACGACGACCTATGCCAGACGATGCGGAATCGGTGGGGAAAATTGAGTAAAAACTAAACCTTCTTCTCCTGATCCTTTTTCCTCATCCAAACAAAAAACCAGATCAATCCTGCCGGGATAAAAAGTGCCCATAGCCAATTAGGATTAAATGGTATTACAAGCCCCTGCCGTTCCTTCACTGTTACTTTGTCATCCTTCTTAACCTTGTCGTCCTCTTTTACATTGCTATGCTCAGATTCGATAATTTGGCGATTTCCGGGCATTTGGACAACTTCAGGCTTTTTAATGGCTTCTATTGTGAATTTACCCTCTTTTTTATTGTAATTTATCTTAACCTTTTCTTTGTCATCTTCTGCGACATAACCGCCGTCTTTCTCCAATTCACTAAGGGTTTCAACTGACATTAACGTATCCGCTTTTACGGTCACCGGCTGGTTAAAGGTCTCTGTTATAGTCCTGGTTGTGGCCGTTACTGTTTCGGTCTTCTTTTCCTCAGTTGTTTTGTTTTCGGTCGTTGTTTTGTGAAGGGATGTGCAGCCGAAAGCGGTTAAAAAAATAATTATGTAGGATAGTTTCATTTTGTTATATTTGTGTTCACGCCCTAAGACGGCAAATAATTCACTGTCGAGACAAGCCCCACTTTAACCGGTGGGGTTTTGTTTTAAATATCGCCATCACATAAATCGTCGAGTGCTTCAGAAACATTGTCTTTAGCATCCTCTAATAAATTCTTAGTTGCATCAACTTCATTTCCTGTTACTATGTTTGCAGCATCTTTAACTATTGCTACCGGTGTTAATGCAGTTTTTACAACCGCGCTAAAAATTCCTGTTAAAAATCCCATGTATTGTTTGTTTCATTTATTTTTTATAAATTTGTCACGGACGCATTTTAGTAGGTGCATCTTGTTTTCATCAGCAAAACCCGGTATTGAAGCCGGGTTTTGTTTTACCCGATTTTTTCATCCTCAGTTTTTATCGCCGGTGGCGGCTCCGATTTCACCGTCAACGTTGCCAGCGCCGTTCCAACTACTCCAATCGCAACCATATAACCAGCTATTTTTTTTACGATAGGCGGCACATAAGAATCTGGTACTGCTACAAGCGCAGTACCAACTGTTCCGCACCCGATCATCCAACGCCTGATAACTTTCCAGAAATAAGGGATGTCAGCCAGCAGCCTGGCTTTTAATGATTTGAAATTTACTTTTTCTTTGTCCATTATAAATGTGCGTTTAAAACATTCGGTCTTATAAAAATTACATTCTTATATTTGCGATCACTGCGCAACATTACTTCACCACCATCTGATTGATTTGTAAGGGCCGTATTACCTTCTATCGCTTGAAAATAGCCTTTACCTAAATCTTTTACGAATATACCGGTATGATCCCATTTACCATCACCTTGCCAATCGTAAAATACAACGTCACCTGATTGTGGTATCGTTACTATTTTACCCCACTTATTTACATTGGTAACGGCATAAGGACAACCAGCATACCCTTTTGTAAAATCAATAGATGGCAACGGAAATCCAGCGTGAAAAAATACCCACGAAACAAATTGGCCACACCATGCCTGACCATTAAGACCAAACCATTCACCGTATTTGGTTAAATTAGAATTAGGAGGGTTTTCCTTAGTTCCTATTTCGGCGATTGCTGTTTCGATTATTTTCATCTATTAATAACTGTTATTGCGAATTAAAACTTGGCTTCGATGTTTTAAACTCTAAAAAATTAATCCGTGTTTTATCGTATTTAATATCTTCTTTTATGTCGGCAACTTCCTGCTTTATACCTGACAATTCGCTATTGGTAACGGCGGTCTGTGTCTTTATCGCACTAACATCTTTTTGAAGCACGTAAAAATCATTCACTAATTTGGCAATAAAAAAAGTATTCACGGCCATTAAAATGGTTATGAAAACGCTGAGATATTTTATTGTGTGTTGATCTTTCATTTACGGCGCGTTAAAAAATGTTCCATCATATATAAGTGTCATAGATGAGCCTGGACCTATTGTCAGGGTATTTAATGCCGATGTTTTATAAATATCATTTCCACCTGAAAAAGTGTTTAATGTAATATTTCCAGAACCTCTATTTTTGATATTTATTGGTCTATTCAGTAAACCTTCAGTAAGCGCAAATAATGTCCATGTACTTGCCGAGCCAGTAAAAATAAAATATCTCGTTGGGGATTTCATTGTTAATGATGCGGCAGAAGATACAACCGTTTCAGCATCAAATGTTATCGCGTTACCACTTGACGGACAAGCCGCTGAAGTGCCATCTATGTTGTAACATGAATTAAATTGCGGAGCCGTTCCAATTAATGTAACTACATTTGAATAGGATGTATCGAATGAAACTCCTGAAAATAGTAGTCCCACATTTGTAGTTAAGGTATATGCATTAACATCGATTATACCTCCTGAAATATTTACTCCTGTTGTGTTTGCTATTTTTATCTCTCCCTGGTAAAAATGGTTGTTAGAAATTGTCATACCTAGAACGGTATTGTGAATGTATAAATTATAAGTAGTATTATGATTTATATTGTTATTTGATATAATGCCGTGTCCATTGTTTGTGCCTGCTAACAACTCAATTCCAGTGCCGTTGTAAGTTATATTACATCCGTTAACAATAAGATTTCCACCAGCACAAATTATTCCACCAGTGTTATCAAAAATATCACAACCAATAAATTGTATATATTCCGGTCTTGTAAAACTTAAATCAGCAGCAATGTTATTTCCATAAAACTTGCAACTTGAAAAAAGACCACCTAAATATGTGGAAGATTCGGTATTATTAATCGCCACTCCGCCACCTGCAAAATTGGTAAACGTGCAATTGTAAAAAGCAAATGATCCGGATGCCGCTGAAAAATAAAAAGCATATTGATTTGAACCGGAACTATTTCCGCTAAAAATTAAATTTGAGAATCTCCACTTTGAAGCGTTGCTAATATTGAATATTTGTACATTTGAAGCTGTCGAAATTGTTGAAAAATTTCCTATAAAATTAAATTGTTTTCCGTTAATAGCAATATTTGATCTAATAAGAAAATTAAGACTTGGTGGAAATACAATAGTAGAACCGCTTGGAGCAGTAGTATTTAGAAGAGTGTTTAATGCCGCCGTATTATCAAATATGCCATCGCCAATTAACCCACAATCCAAAACGTTGTATTTACCGCCGCTTTCCGCAGGCTGCCACGTCCCATCATCCCTTAAAAAATATTGTTGCGGCGAAGCTGCATTTATTTTGGATATATCGACGCGCCCGGAATTTATCTGAAGAAATCCCCCATCATTGTTGGCGTCATCTAAAATATTCATAAGCGATACTATAACAGCATCTAGCACCGTATTAACACCAACAGCCGTAGTTTGCCTGTTACCACTTTTAATTAGTGATCCTCTTAATGCTTGTAGCTGTGCCCTTGTCTGCTGGCTCATGATTGAATTATAAATTGTAAACCGTTATCTGAATTTTCTAATTTTATTTTTGTTATCATTGAAAGTAATGGAACGCCTGTTAACAACGGTGTAGTTTCTTGTGCCTGGAATTCAAGTTGAATTCTTGACATATAAATATTACGTGCATCCTGATTTGATTTCATTATCTTTCCCCACTCAATTGAATTAACACGAAGGTTACCTACTGAACCGGGTTCAAATCCAAGTGTTTTATAAATTGGGTTTTCAAGTATAGCACGAATTATTCCTGCTATTCGATGATTAATTACAGCAGACAATTTATCGCCACGGTCATCGCCAATTGATTTTGAATTCGTATAAAGATCAATGTTATAAATGTAAGTTCCCCTGACGTAACCGGCATGTCTATTGTCGTAAGTCCCTTTATCAATTGATAATGATACTATCGACATTTCAGTGAAATTGGTCGGATCAAAATGTTCAATGTAAACCGCAACATCACTACAAATAGAATTATAAAATTGAATAAATTGGTTTTCAAATTCAAGTGTAAGAATCTGCCCAACCCTTTCAAGTATCAGTTCATAATTTTGTGGTTCTATTTTATAATTTACCAGCTGCATTTATGCGGACTTATAATCCTCCAAAATAAAAACTATCCATCCCAATTTTTCATCAGGAAAATGATTTAAAACTTTGTAATTTTTTACTATACCTGAGCTATCAGGCACGTCTATTAAATGTCCAATCATGCTTACTTCCTGGTAATTTTTATTTTCAGGATCATTTATTCTTACCGGATAATTTGGATTTGCATCGGTAATAGTTTTTTCTGAAATGGTTACACTTGCTTGTTTCGTGCTTATCGCATGCCCGTTTGCCGGGTCAACTGATGTGTGATGTTTACGTGAATAACCGGTAACATTTGCTATTTCAAACGTGGGCGAAGTCAATATAATTTCAATACCGAAGTCATCTGTATTTTCCAAAAATTGTTGAGCGTCTATTGCAGCCTGTTCGCTTAATCCCATACCAATTTGTTTTTACTAAAAAAGGGCAGGTTTTAATTACCTACCCTTCGTTTTGTTACCCTTTATGAAATGCCAATTTTATTAACGCCGTTTTTTATTTTTATTACCTCCAAAATCAATGTTTGATAATGGGTCTTTTGTTTCGGTCTCTGTATTTGCCGGTTCAGTTTCGGTCTGTTCTGGTTCAGATTCGATTGGTTCTGTGATTGCTAGTACCGTCTCATTCACATCCTCCTCAATATACCCACCTTTCACCAATCGGTCAAAATTATCAACCGGAAAATTCCCTTCTTTAACCTTGTCGCCATAATGGAAAATATTTTTTCCAAGTCCGCCAATATCAGTAACTATAACCGTTCCAGTCCTCATTATGCAACTACCTGTTCGGTGTATACCTGGTCAACGGCTGCCTGAATAGGAATACCGGCAGAACGAACGCCCCTGAATTCAGCCTGCGCGAACTGATCCAATGCGCGATAAGTGCTGAATTTTCCTTTGCTCAACATTGCGCCCTGCTCTGTAAGCAATGGCACGGCGCAATATGTTAGAACGTTTGCTGTTTCTTCCGGTAAAATGATAACCTTTTTTGGATTCACGAACTTATGAACTGTTCCATCATCATCCTGGTAAAAATCTGAATAAGTGAAAAAGTTGAAATTGAACGCATCGTATGTTGTCGATCCCAAAAATGTTTTACCGGTCGAATCCCTCACGGCTTGTTTTGCAAGCACAGTAAGGTTATTGTTGAATTTCAGGTCATTGTCTTTTGTTGTGCTATTGGCCACCCACGCGCTCCATGCTTCAGAACCGAAAATAACATTCAATGTATTACCGTTCATCTTACCGGTTTCATTATTCCAAACTGCACCGCGCATAAGCGTTCCTGTTACAGGATTAACGCCGTTGGTAGTCCAGTAACCACCAACAGTCAATGCGTTAACCAGTGATCCTGCTTTACGGCCGTATGAAATATTCTTCATTGATGAAAGCTGGATGATGCCAGTTTCCAAAACCTGCCAGCACATCAATTCATAACGGCGGTCGATTTGATTCATACACACCATCATTCTGGCTGCGAAGTCGTCCAGAAAACGTCCCCATGCAATTTGCGAAGTTACACCTTCCACGTGCAAATAATCATAACCATCCAAATCGGTAAGGTTAATTAATTTATCGAAGAAAGGAGGGAATACAACGTTCTGCGTGCTTTTATCAAACACATTCAGTTCACCGCGCTGACCACGTGGAATGTCGTTTGCAATCAAATTCAATCCGCGCTCCGAAACAAGCGATGCCAGCTTACTATTCGTTTCCACTTCGGTAAAAAACGATCTGCCAAACGATTTTGGTTTCTGATGGTCAGAATATTTAGCAACAATCGTGTTGGTAAATAGTGGTAAAGCATCTGTTACTGATATATTCATTTTGCAGTTTTTTTATGTTGTGTGTTTTGGTTTAAATCGCGTTATCAAAATTGGTACAGTTGGCTGCTGATATTGGAATGATTCCGCAAGTCAGCAGCCATTCAAAAATTCTCAAATCGCCAACTACTGTACTTAAAGAATCTCCGGTATGATTAAATACAATCATATCTTGGCGAACCCTGGTACCACAGACAGCGATAGCGACATTTTCAGTTGCTCCTTCATCAATTATTGCATCATCAGCCAGGATGCAAAAATAATATTGATTGGCAGTGTGAATAGTCGAATCAAACTCCTCGACCTTGCCAGTGCTTTTATTTACAACCATGAGAGTCCCTGCGGCCAATGGAACAGGATCGTATTTTGAATTGGTATGCAAATACTGTCTTTGCTCCCTTTCAAACGGAAATAATTTTGCAAGGTTGGTATTAACCTGTAATTGCTGACCATTATTGAATGTTACCGTATTGTTGCTCATGATAAAATATTTTTATTTTTGTATGTCAGTGGCTTACTATTTTTATTTAACAGGTTGTTTTTTAGCGGCTTCACTCAAAAAAGTTGAATTTTTGGTAACGCCCAAAACGAAATCCTGTAATTCTTTTTCTTTTGCTGAAAGATTTTTGTCTTCCTGTGTTGGCGTATCGGGAGCGTTTCCATGCTCAATTTCTTTCAACGATTTTTTACTGAATTTCTTTTCGCCAAGTTCAATGACCTGAACAGGAGACGGCATAACGCCGGATTTAATTCCATCCTGACAAGCCTTTGCATCAATAGGCGCGTAATGTGCCCATACCTCAGCGATTTGCTTCATTTCAGTTATACCGGCAGTTTTTCCTGCTTCAAATATTTCAGCGTAAACAGCCGCGTGATTAAGTTGTAATTCTGCTTTTGTCATGGTTTTTGGTTTATCTTCTGTTTCGGCTTTTGCCGCAATTTTGAATCCATTATGAAGGGCCGAAACATTCAACATCAATGTTTCAATTTCGGCTTTTTTAGTTGGCGTGATTTGGATAATTTCTTTTATAAGACCTATGCGTTTTGCGATTTTAGCGTTAAACGATACGTCTTTACGACCTTCCATTGAAAAGACCTCATCCAATGTGCATTTGCAAAGTTGTTCAAATAATGGAACGTTTACTTTTGCTTCAAACGCAGCGCGTAATTTTTTATTGGCATTTTCCAGTCCGGCTTTTCTGGCATCCGTGAAATAAGCGGGATTCGATTCCACCCATTCATCATAAGCGGCCCGGTGCAAAAGGAATTCAGAAACATCCAACGCAACGACATTATCCGTGTAACAACAATAATATAAAGCTGTCGAATAAGCCTTACCGTCAACGCGAACAATCTTTTCGTTTTTTATTTCAGCGAATTTTGCAACGGCACCGAATCCATAATCAGGGTCGCCACCAGGGGAATTAACGCGAACTGTTATAGGTGCGCTTTCATTTTCTTCAAGAACCTCATCAATGTCGTTGATAAATTGGCCTACTGACCAACTATCTATTATACCGTACATTAATATGTCCTTTGCCATTGGGAGTAAAAATACCCACAGTTAAAAAGTATTTTTTATAAGTTAGCATATTATACTAACTTTTTTTATATTTGTGCAAACCACTTTTTAATGAAGGGAAGTTATCGCAAATCAACTACGCCGAAATTCTGGATAGGAAATACAAACATGAAATTCAAACTTGAAATGACCGCCATTGCAAAGTCTCGTGGAATGGATTTAGCTACTTTTTGCCGGTCGATCTTGTGGGATGTTTGGAAAAATGCACCTGCCCAGGAAAAGAAATTTTTGGATGATGATGGGTGTTGAGACCTCAGCGACCTCAGCGATTATGGAATAAGCGATACACAGATAGCGTATAGCTTCACAGAGGCAGAAACAGAGCAGCTAAAATCCGTTTTGATGGATATGGCTGCCGATATTCAGGAAGTGGCGGGAATCAGCTTTAATGATGCTCTAAAGAAAATTGTAAAAAAGAATGTTTAGTTACTACGGCAGCAAGTCAAAGATTATTGATTATTACCCTGCTCCTATGCACGGGAAAATAATAGAGCCGTTTGCGGGGAGTGCCCGATATGCTTTGAAGTATTTTGACAGAGATATTTTGTTGGTTGATAAATACGAGGTCATTGTTAATATTTGGAAGTACCTGCAAAAGTGCAGCGAAAAAGATGTGTTATCATTTCCAAATTACAAAGCCGGCGATAGGATTATAAAGGAGGATTTGGATTGTGTTGAGCAATACGAATTACTAAGGTTTTTGCTGCAACAGGGGACGGTTGGCGGGAATAAAGCCTATGAGTGGGGTGTTAAGTCATACAAACAAAACTTGAAACTAATAGCCTCTAATCTCTTTAAAATAAGGCATTGGGTTATTCAGCACGGTTGCTACAAGGATTTGGCAAATGAGTTGGCAACATGGTTTGTTGACCCGCCATATCAACATGGAGGACACAAATACAACCAAAGCAATAAGAACATTGATTACAGCCATTTAACGGCTTGGTGCAAGGAAAGGTTGGGGCAGACTATTGTTTGCGAAAACACTAACGCTAATTGGATGCCGTTTAAATCAATGGTTGAGATGCAGGGAATAAAATTCAGGACTACGGAAGCTATCTGGTCGAATCAAATTACCCAGTATGATACCGTGCAAATGAGTTTACTTTAAAATCAACGAAAAACATTATATCTGAAATAATATAATTTGTATTATGTGTAAATAGCCGTTCATGGTATCAAATGTAATTCTTTTATTTTTAAAACCAAAATTTATTTTACGGGCGGTTTCGGTTTTTTCTTCCCACCCTTCTTAGTAATAGTAGAATCGTTCACAACCTTTTGTTCGATAGGCGCTGGCTTTAATCCCAGTTTTTCAGTCATATCGCGCTCTATTGCCGATTGTTCTATAATCTCTGTTATATCGCCAGTTCCAAGCACCTCTGCCGCATTTTCACCATCTATCAATGGCATATTAGCCATAGCTGGGCCAAGCATTACCCGTACTGCATTGGCTTCTTTCTCAGGGTCAATGTGACCTGGATTTTTACCAACAAATCTCACGCTGCGATATGCTTCAAGTACCATTTCATTTCCGTCATTAAACGCCATGATGTAACCAGGCGCTTGTATGTTTCCTTTTAATATTTCGGTATGGAGCCAAAAATCAAATATTGGTTTTTTATGACCAACGTAATGATGCTCGCGTTTATTTGCAAGCGTATGGATCAGATCAACAATACTTGCCCGGCTTGCCGAAAATGAATTTGTATATAATCCCCAAAATACATTTGGCGGAATATCAATCACAGCGCAAAATTCATTCGTGTGAGTTTCCATAAATTCTTTAAAATATAATGGATTCTCATTTTTGAGCATTGATATTTTTGAACCGGGATTATTATTGTAAGCCGTGCCGATATTGGTAATTTGCATAACCTTACCCATTGTTATGCCGTCGTCAGTTATCGGTAACCGATTATTTCCATTCATTCCAATGCCTGAGCTAAATCCTTCCACGGCAGCAGTTGCGAATGGTGCTTTACCAGATGCGTTTAATTCATGCTCGACCTGGTAGCTTACCTTAGCCGCTTCTTTAGCCTGGCTTAACGTGGCACCTGAATATTCTTCCATCTGCTTTAGCTTCTCAAGGCAGGCCGCATAAATAGACATTCCGCGAACATTATTTATCCGGAATTCATTGCCATAATGAAACCATGCTCGGAGTAATCCATCTTTTCCCCTCGCTTCAATTCGTTCAAATTTGTATTCAAAAATATTACTTATATCAGCATTGAGCGCGTAAGTCCTTACATAATACGCTATATGCTCCCGGCGGGAATTTATTTCAACACCATCAATTATAGTGTTGCCGTTTGCAAGTGCTTTTGGGAAAAATTCAGAACCGTAATAAGGAGATTGTACATGTGCGCCGTCGATTAATTGTATTTTCTGTTGGCCTTTAATGTATCGGATTATGATAAGAACATCGCCGCCAACCATAGAATTTTTCTCAGATTCCAGGTCGATCTGGTTCATGTTTTTCATTCCTGAATAATCACACGACTTCGATCTACGCCATAAATTCCAAAGTTCTTCGACTTGCTTTGCGTATTTCTTTTTATCTAATTTTATTCCATATTGTTCTAAGACAGAAACAGAAGGTTCGCACTGAGGCTTTAAGCCAGTGCCGATAACCCATTTCAATAAACGCCCGATTCCGATTTGTGCCTTATCACTTTCAAGCATAGCTTGCCATGAACGAATACGTAAGCCATTCGTGTCAAGTGTATAGTCAATCATCGGGCCAGCTTGACCGAAATTCTTTTCACCGTTAAATGAATAACTGGCTACATGCTGATATGTAAGGCCGGGAAAAATTGCGTTTTTTGAAGGCGACAAATCCATATAAGCCCTCGGGTATGTGGCGTGAATGTCAGAGGGCGGCGATTTATATTTTACAGGATATGCCATGCGTTAACGAATTTCGTGAAATATTGGAACGGTTTGTTTTATCTCACCAATACGTTGTATGGCCTCTTCCATTGTTTTAAAACCCGCATCCATTTCCCAATTAATTTTCGATGAATAAAACCAAAGGAATGTGCGCTCTTCATAAGGTCTGCCTATCTCGACAAAATATCTGAAACCCGTTTGAGGTTGAGGGATTTTATATTCTGATACTCTATATTTTATTTTTGTCATATTGTGCTGTTACCATCCCCTACCAAAAAATCCCCGATAACGGGTAAGGTTCTGTTCGCTGACCTGGCGAAACTCGTTACCGGTTAATTTATTGATGTACATTTGTTTTAAATTTTCATAAGCCTGTATGGCTTTCTGTACTGAGATCATGCTAGTATAAACGACTTCCTGCACGCTTTGACCGTCATCTATTTTATAAGATGCATGGTTGCCAGTGGAAATTGCTTTGGTTGCCGTATTGAACATGGCATCTATCAGGACATTTAATTTATTTATCTTAGCCTTAATTGACGTGCAGCTTTCAAAATTAGCATCAAGGGTAAAATATAAAATTGCCATTTAGTTTTGATTATCGGTTAAAGGTAATAAAAATATTTGCAATTGTCATTTTTGCTATTTTAACAAAATAGTATCTGCTTTTGCTTCCGAAATATCCCCCGTTGTTTGACCGGCCATTGCGGCATCAAAAGCGGCGCTAGTTCCTGGTGCAATGGCATCAACGGCCACCGCAACTGCCTTTGTGGCAAGTTTTAAAGTAGTCAGATATTGCACAGTTTTGTCATAAGCCGTTTTAAGTTCGTTATACCGGGTAGCAAAATTGGTGTAGTCTGCCGGGGCATCGCTGTTACCTATACGCACTTTACCATCTGCGGTAAGCCAGATATTGAATTTGAATAACCTGTCAGCGTTAGTGCTGAATATTCGATGCTCACCAATTTCAGCTTTACGGCCTTTATTTAAAACGCCTATTATTGCCTCGTCGCCGTTACGCTCTGTTGTAATATAAATTACCGTGGCATTTTTTGGTGGGCGTGAATCGGTGCCGTATGGGCCGTAGTCCTCAGCCGTGTATGTACTTTTAGATGCAATCGCTTTTATTTCAAGTTGAAATATTTTATTTAAAACAGTGTTTGTAACTCTTAATAATCGTGCGTTCATTTTTTATACCCTCCCTAAATTTTCACCTGGTAAAACAAATGGATTCATTGGTGTTCTGGTATCATAAACACCTGGCGGCACTGCGGTTATCGTTGCTTTTTCACCATCTGCATTTAATTTATAATTCATTTCTTCAATGAACCATTGCGATGGAATATAAAAATAATTATCACGGCTTATTACGCGGATCATATTATTTGGAAATATAAACCTGCCATTCACGGCTGGCTTATCTAATTCTATTTTTAAATTGGCGTGAGATAATTGACTGCTTCGCTCCCGTATAGCTGCTCTCAAACAATCATCATTTGTACCGGAAGATATTTTTATAACCTTTGGCCTGTAAACAATTGGCACGAATGGATTTGTTATGTGAGCGTATGGCATGTTGCCACCATCACCGCTCAGATCGTTATCTTTGGGTGCTTGCCCAACCACCTCAATATCGCTAAACATAGCCTGCCCATTGTAGCTTGATTTAATATCAAGTGGGTTTATTGCTCTAATTGAGTTTGTCCCAATTTCAAAAATATAATCACAGTTACCTTTTGAATCGCCGGTATATGGCACATTCACAATAAGATTTCCAAAACAATCAGTTGATAAAATAAGATTTTTTTGTACTGCCAAATCTTTAAGATAAGATAAAATATTTTGAGATTCAGGGCCAGTTGTTTTATCAATCGGTTCATCCGTGTCATCACTTGCGCTTTGAATAAATGCTTTCATTGATTCGGGCAAACCCAATGAATTCGCCTTAGTTTGTTTTTTATTTATATCTGTTTCAAATACCGAATCGGCACGGCTGCTTTTGACATAAAATTTAAAACCACCGCTTGCAGGATCGCTGAAATATGGAAGTACTTTTTGATTTATAATTTGACGCAATGACATACCGATACTTTCAAGCGGATATGCTTTTGTTGGAAAATCGCAATCACCAATAACACCCGGTTTTGAATAACCGCCAATTTCCATGAATGTAGGTTTTGGCCCCTTAATAAATAATTGAGAAAGCATGAATCCTGTTAGTATCAATTCGTCATGGGTTAACCCTAAAATTGCTTTACCACCCGGCCCCTGACCAACTGCATACATTCCAGGTTTATCGTGAACATAATATAATTTACATTCATGTATATGAGAAACGGCTGCTAATTCAGCGTGTTCGTGATTATTCGGATCAAAAAATAATTGTAGTCTGAATGTGGATGCGATTGAATCGTATTTTAAATTTAATTCGATCTCATTAAAAAGAGTAGCGGTTATAAGTGTTGGTCGTGTAGAAGATTCCCGTGTATTTACAACTAACTTTATCATTTATGTTTACGCATAATAAACTATTTCTCGCCCTTTCGGTAATCCCAATGCAATTTCTTTATACCGAATTTTATTTTGTTGGATGAAATTTTGAATATTATTATCCAAAGGGTCAAGCCCATAAAAGCGGTGTGTAAGTAAAATCACATTACTATCTTCTGTTAAAGTATATCGAATTTCCTTTCGACCGTTCAATGCAATTTCGATCAATGCAGAAGTTGTAAATGTAACGATGTCGTTAAGCGATTGGTTAACGTCAAAGTTTGGAATAAAAAATAAAGCATTGCCACCGTTTAAACCCTGTAGACTGCCAAGATCATTTCTGAATTGCCGATAATTTGTATTTATCAATTGCTGTACGCTTTGAACAAATGTAGTTGATATGACGGGGCCTATACCTGTTTGTGTTGGCGTGGCGGCAGCATTACAAGTCGCGCTAATATTGCCACTTACCATCAATTGATAAAGTTTTTTTGAAGCCGATGTTGTAAGACCTGTAAGCGTGGCCCTGAAATTTGCATACTGATTATTCAGGATACGGATTTTGTCTTTTACGCTTGCATTGAATTGATATGGCGCCAATATCAAAGATGTTATTTCCCGCATAAATACTACAGGCTCATGCGTGAGATTATTGATAGCTGCGTTAGCTTTACTAAAAGCGTTATAATAATTCTCAGCATCAACCGGGTCTTTAATTATTTTGACGGCTGAATTATAATTTTTTGTAGTGGTTTGTTTTAGTGTCTGTGTTTCTTTTATTGAAAGTCCTGTTATATCAGTATCTGAGGTTATAGCTTGTTCAACTGCAATTGACTTTAGCTGTATAACATCGCTTTGATTTTGAATGAACTTTACCTGTGTACCATCTAAAATAGTTTCTTTCGCAATACATGTAACTTTCGTAATGTTTAAATCGATGTCATCAAATTTTAATTGGGTTACTTGGCAATTAATGAAGTCATAATATGGATGCTGTATTTCCCAAGGGTCGGGATGCCCTGCTGAGAAACGAAATGAAAAAGATTCGGATAAATGATTATCGCCGATAAAGTAAAATTCAAGTGGAAACTCCCGGCGTTTTAATTTACGTTTTTTAATTAGCGGCAAGTCAATATCAACAAGCTCATATTCAGTTTCGTGGTATTCTTCCTCTAATGAATATGAGGGTAATGTGTGAACTAGGAACGTTTCGCCGTCACCAGTTCGGATGCTCATAACTTGGGTATATCTATCCTGCCAGCTCAATTATGTAAAAATAGAAAAAAGGCGGCTCATTTCCTATCCCAATATTTCAATAGTTGTTTTTGGGCCTGTTTTATGTAAAATCCTTCCATTTTTTTATGTGATCGGTTTGAGGCATTTTTCATAAAATTGGTAGGGTTGACGTGGATGGAGCGGCCTTTGGATTCGGAATATAAGGGGGTGAGTTTCGCAAATGCGCCCACCGAATTAACCCTCCATAATATATTCTTAGCTAAAATAAATCCACCAACACCAGCATGTTTAATTGATGAATAAAATTTTGCTGCGTCTGTTTTACCTTGTGATTTTGTAACGTCAACAATACCTCTTTCCCTAATTGTTTTCAACCTTGCATTTGCGCGTACATTTCCTTTACCGCCAATCCGTGCGCCAGGCATTGCAATAAATGTTTTGCTATGTATTACACCACCATGTTCCTGCTGTTCCAAATCCTTTATAGCAAAATTGGTCGCCTGATTTTTCAATTTGTTTTCATAAAATCCGATCTGTCCTTTCATGGATTTTAATTCAAAACCTTCTGCCTTTATGAATTTGCTATTGGCGATAAAGAAATTTTTTTGCCGGATAGTAAAATCGGATTGAGTTTCTTGCGGCATTGTCCTGGTTTTAACATCAAAAATTGTATCATTGATTGCTGACCTGGCCGCGATCGGTAAAGCAGATCGGTGTATCTGTTCTAATTTATTAGTCCATTTTACCGTGGCTGAAGTATCAATTGAAAATTTGAAGTTTGAGGGCATATATAAAATTAATAAAAAATACCCAAATCGACATAAAAAAATTCCATAGCGGCTATTTAATATAATGCGAATTATGATAACGTTTTTCACGGGATTATAATGGTGCATTATGTTACAGTAGCTTCGGTTGTGGGCAGGGCAGGTGGTATGTGCGGAATGGCTGATTAAAAAGAGAATTGCTATTTTAGCGGGATGGGAAAATTAGAAATAAAAAATATGAGGGAATTAATGACCTTATCTGAATTTTGTAGGGGTTCAATTATAAGTGAATTGGTTTATTTAGAAAGGCATGTTGATGAATTTTTATCAAGATATTTTTGTGGAAACAACAATGATAAAAGACGTGATTTATTTCAATTAATACTTGCCACAAAAAGAATGACGTTTAACGGTAAGAAAGAAGCTATTGGTTATATTTTAAAAAATAATTACAAACAATTTATTGAAGAACACCCTGAATTTTTAGATACTTTTGAAAAGATTATTCCTGAAAGAAACAGAATGGCTCATTATATGTTAGATACATCTCATAATTGTGTAGAAAATTATAACAAAGACGGTGTTTTTAAATTAGTAAATTTTGAAGTAAAAGGCACTAATTCAAAAGAAGAAATGTTACCCTACACTGACGCTTCAATAAGATCTATAATGAAAATTATTATTGACCAACGAATATTAGTTGCTGAAATAACTGAGAAATTTTTTTCCCATAGACAACTCGCCTGCGAAATAACACCTATGCATAAATGTTATCCGGTCAATGGAAAGTTGCCATGATCTTAAAATATTTTATTACACTATTAAATTAACATACACACAGGTCGCGTTAGCGAGTATCGAAAAAGAATAAACGGGCCTTTTTAGGCCACGTTATTCTGTGCGGCTACTTAACATAATCACATTATATCCGAGTGTTCCACAGAGCGGAGCGGTTAGCGACTGCGAACGAAGGATATAATTTTGATTCATGTTAATGTATGCTTTGAGTGCGAGGGCTAAATTAATACAAATAAAACCAAACTCCAAATTTATTTTTTCGCTGAGGTTTACGGTTCGGTTATAATAACTGGATGCGGTTTTTCCCGTCCCTTCTGCTCAATCAAAAACATTCCTTGCTGAGGTTCTACGCGGTTACCCATAATGTCGTAATAAATTGGTTTTAATTTATTCGGATCGTTCTGTTTTATTCCAAGCCAATTTATTATACAACCACATTTAATATATATCGGCCACTGGTTAATAAGATCAATTCCAATAAAAGCGGGGCCACACGACAGATATAAAAAATCAGGTGTCCTGAAACAATAGTTCATCGTATCTGTTTCATTACCACTTGTTAATATCTGCGTCCACACTATAACAGATTCACCTTGTGTAGTCATCCAATTGAAATTGAAAGAATCCTTTAATGGATTGTAAAGTTTAATACAAATCGTATCTCCCGGACAAAGCGTATCAGGTGAAAAACTTATTATTTGTGGGATTGGATTACAGGCAATAATACCAAGTGTTACTTGGTTCGGAGACAATATATTACCACTAACTGACCAAGTACCTACCGGGCACTGATTCGGTATTTTCAATTTCTCGCCGTAAACCAAGCCGATACTAATAGTATCGACTACCGTTAATTGCGAAAGCGTGCCAGTGAAAAGTGTGTCGATCAATGTTGTATTATTTCGATCTAACCTTACACCGACTTTAAAAATTTGGTTCGGTTGTAATTGAGCTAATACAACAAATCTAACTTCAATAGTATCACCAGTACACAACGCTTCGGGTCGCGTTTCGATAATTGTTACTGGAATGATTTGAGCATGTAGGAATGTGCATAAGCACGAAAGCAAGAATACAAGTGAGCAGATTGTTGTGGGTTGTTTTTTCATGGCAATAATTTTTGCCATCAAATGTAGTGTTTTTATTTAATATATAAATTTGTCAGGCAAGCTCATGTTTTTAATTAAATTTCTCAGTAATAGCCCACATAGGCAGCGATTTTATCAACGTGTATTCACGAATTGATTGAATTGGCTGCGTATATGGCGAAGCATTTGAATCTATATTTATGTCCGCTGTAATATCTACAGTTTCACCCGCGCTTTCATTAACCACTTTCACTGTATGTCCGTCACATGTGCTAGCCATATTTGGCAATGCTGTTACCGATCCTGGCCCAATACCATTTAAATAAAATACTAACGCCTGTTCATAAGGTGGGATTGCGGTTGTACCGCCACCGCCGGGAACATAGTTTTTACGGTATCTTTGGAAAGCAATCAACGCGGCATCCAAATATTGAAAACCATTGTATTCACTATCAGGAATTCCATCGGCGTTTAATCCAGCTATACGCATTATTTTAGCGAACCATTGTTGATAATCGCCAAGGGTGATTAAATTTACCGGCGTTCCTAAGAAATTGCCAGGATTATCTGTTGTTCGCCCATTTGGAAAATCGAAATCCGGCGGATCTATGTTTGGATAGTTTTGAATACCTACTGCCATTTTATTTTTATTTTAATTATACAAAATTCAAAAACATAACTCCCACAGTTTGCAATTGTTTAAATTTCAAAACGATCCTTCTAAATTCAGCCTCACGACTTAAACTTACATTAGTATAAACACCAGGCGTGTTTGGCCCTGCACTGATAAAAAATACAGCGTTCATTCCACCCGGATCAAATCGAATGTCTTTATTATTATCAGTATTATTTCCCACCAATTCATTTATGTAAAATCCTTGTTGCCAATCACCTTGCTGAAATTGACCCTGTTGAACTTCTGATAATATCGCACCATTCAAATCAGCCGGATTTGTGTAGTCCCAACCGCTTGGATAAGTTGCAAAAAAAGATTCGTAAACATAAACATTATTAAATCCTGCCGCATGCAATTGTCTTTGTAAATATAAATAATGTCCGTGCGCAGGTTGTATTCCTGGCGCGGCCATTTTACGCCTTATCTCTGCTTTTCTTGTTTCTAACGGTAAAGATAAATTAGTTGTAATAGCTAATCGGCGCTCCCAGTCGGTTGCATCATCGCTTGTAAATTTATCATTGTCTGGAAGTAATGAATATAAAATTGCTATGCTATCTTCATAAGCCTGACCCTGACTAATCGAAAGCGCGCGATGCAGACGGAAAATATAAGAATCGAACGGTAGAGCAAACGCGCGGCCAGTCGGATAAAACTGCCGAGTTAATTTTTGTATTTTTTCCTGTACGCTCAGTTCCATTATACAATAGGTCTCATGGGTTAGTTGTAAATTATAACGGGATTTAAATAAGGAATATCGCCCAGTACAAATTCATAACTTGTGTGTAGTACGCCATTAACTGTAAATCCAACACTAGTAAAAGGATTACCAGGTTGATTTAAAGTTATTACGCCAATTATTTTATTGTCATCCAATGTATCGTTTTCTGAAATAGGGTCATCGGCAGCATCCAAAAAAGGACGTATTTGCGAAATAGAATCCTGTAATGCTGCCAATATAGATGCCTGCTTACCGGCTGTTAATGCCTGGAATCCAGTGATTGTAATAACAACAGTCTTAACTGTTATTGGTTCATAATCTATTGCAGCCATCATTGGCCTACGTCCGCGCTCATCAATATCCAATGATGTATCGGGATCGAAATTTACAGCCGATTTAACATCTAGAATTGTTTGCGCTGACGGTGTACCTTTACCATCAATGCTATCTGCTATTGTGGCTTCAATATAAATTACTCCCTGGCTTGGAAATCCTTCGCGTGCGTATGGATAAATTATTTTAACGCCCTGCACACCCGAAACCCATAAACGATAATCCCCAGGCGAACCTCCCTGCGCGTCAATACGAAATGCGGCAATTACAATATCCCTATAATTTTCAATATCTTCTGCTGCTAATGGTTGTACCGTTTCCGCCGTTACAACCGCGCCAGAATTAACGACTGGCATCGGGGCAGTGGCCGTTAAAGTATCGCCAATGTTTAATTTACCTGCTTCGCCAATTGTAAGTGCGCGTACATTAATCGTATCGCTGGTAGTAAGCATTATATGTTCAACGTCCAATACATACAATACGCCGGGATTAAGCGAATTGTCGTCACTTTTAAATGTAGTTTCAGCCGGAATAACGCCTCCAATTGTGCCCGTAACTGTAATATCATATCTTCCAGCCAATGCGCTAAACGGCTCCCGGTTTATTTTTATTTTACCGAAGCGGATAAGTGTTTCCTCATCACATAAATCAACCCAAATATTTTTTTGTGTTTCTGCAATTGCTAAATATTGCCCGAATAATGTAGCGGCTTGCGTTGCCGCCTGTGCGCGCATCTCTGCTTTACCTTGGTCGTTAATTGGCACACCGAATTCATTTTCCAAATTGGAAAGAATCCCATTGTATAATTGTATTTGTGTTGGCAGCGTTAGCATGGCATGGGTTTAAAAAAAGTCATCATTAAAGTCAAGTGGGTTAAAGTCGCCGGTTAATTTTGTGTTACCGAAATTTATTACCGTCATTCGTTTTGAACCGTTTGGATAAATCGTTACAATATTTATTTTCACAGTATTTATTGCCGGTAAAGTAACATTAACCGTAAACGTTGCACCGAGATCAGTTAAAAATTTCAGGTCGTCTTTTACTGCATTTTCAATTTTAACCCTCCCAGCACTGTTTAACGGAGTGTTATTTAAAGTTCGCTCTGTTTTAGAATTAAATTGCCGACCAGGAATATTGCCATGAAATAATTTATTGCCCCAATAATCGAAATTTTGTCCTGGTATCGGCGAAGGTTCATTTGTTGACTGTTCGATATTGCCGCCAAATAACGCAAGATAAATTTGATTTTCATTTCCATATACCAATGCAAAATCATTTCCAAGCAATTGCAGGTCGCCACCGTTACCATCTGATTCACCAATCGCGTGGTCATATACAAGTTTATTTTGACTAGCGGCCATAAGCAGGTGTTAATACTTTTGTAGATGAAACATTTGGCATTACATTAACGGTTTGTGATTTGCCAGATTGCATAGCAACCGAATTATTACTATCATTTTTAATCGTAATAGTTGCATTTAAACTTGCCTTCATGGTCGCGTTCATTTCGTCAACCATTGCTTGCTGTTCAGGTGAAAATTCTTTTTCTTGTGTTATTGTTGGCGCTGTTATTTCTTCTTTTTTTGTCGAAATTTTTTTACCTTGTAATATGTCTCGTCCTTCAATTGCAGATATACCACCGCTTTGAATAGCTTGTTGAACTGAATTTGTAGCGCCTAATTTATCTGCCAACGCTAAACTTAAAGCCGATTTTGAACCTTCTAATTCGCCCCTTAGTCTTGATACATCTTCGTTGAAAGCGGGGAACCACGCATTGTCAGTTGCAGTTAATAATTGACCTTCTATGTTTGATTTTTTATTTTGCGCTTCTGTAACACCTTGCCCGGTTTGTTGAGCCTGGTATTGCAACGCCTTTATCATCGCGTCATGCGTAGCATAACCAACTTTTTCCCACTGCTTAACCAAATCTGCTGTTGCTTGCGTTTGCGCATCTATGTGCGCACGAATATTCATATTTTGTTGCCGTTCATATTCGGCGTTTAATTCCCCCTGGTGATAAGCCAAGTATCCTATACCGGCAGCAAGCGCAGCAACACCTAATACAATTATTCCAATAGGATTAGCCGCCCATGCCGCGTTAAATCCAAGTGTAGCGGTTGTTGCTCCTTCTGTTGCGGTTGCGGTTCCTAACATAGCGGCACCAAGCATCGAAATACGCCTGGCCGCTAATGCAACTTCATTTCCTTTTAATGTGGCTGAAAAAGCACGTTGCGCAACCGAACTAATACCAAGTGTTACATTCCAAGCAGTCATAACTATTTTAGCAGTTAACATGACGGCTTTGTATTCAAGAAATAGTTTTACAGCCGTTGCAATGCCGCTTAATACTTTTTCCAAATTATTAGTCAACCAAACCGCAGCCTTAGAAATCGTATCCATCACACTGCCAACCGGGGCAGAAGTGGTTAACATATTTGCCCATGCCGCACTTAACCTTTCCAAAACAGTTTTCATATTACCGGAATTTATAACCGCTCCCTTCTGCGCCTCACTGGTACCGCTTACTGCTTTCGTGAACTCATTATAGGTTTGCCGATTTGCAACCAATATTTTACCGGCTGTAATATTGTGTATTCCAAAAATTGCAGTTATCAACGCATCTTTTTGTTTTGCTGTTTTTAATTTATCTAATAATTTATTAGTGTCGTCAAGTGCTGCGTTAATAGAGAATTGCCCTGATTTATAACCCAATCCGGCTTTTTGTAATTTGATAATTGATCCGCGCAATGCTGTACCAGCATCAGCACCATATAGTGAAAATTTTGCAAGGGTTTGAATTAATGCGACCGACTGTTCTAATGTCACATTTGCGCTTGCTGCGGTCGGGCCTAAATTCACAAATGATTCTGCGGTTTGGGCAATTGAAGCAGCACCGACTGCTTGTCCTGCCGCTAATACGTTTATAGTTCTATTAGCCTGATCTGCACCAAAAGAATATTCATTCATTATACCAACCAGGCTTTCTGCGGCTGGCTGTAAATCCATTCGTGCAGCTTTTGCAAGAGTTATGGTAGCCTCTGCAACCTGACCTAAACCATCAGCAGTTTCCGCGAACTTAGCGTTTTTAGATGCGATCTGCTCAAATGCCTGGGCCACAAACACGCTGGATTTTTGTGTGTGTTTTGCAACGTCATCAATTTTTTTCTGAAATGGCGCAAATTCAGCATCGTTTAAATCAGAAACAATAACCCTAAAAGCATCAACAGCAGTTTCGTAATCTGTGATTGCATTGAATGAAAATTTACCTAATTGAAATGCTCCGGCCACCATAGCACCAGTTCCAACCATTGAAAGCATTTGTTTTTGAAGCGCACCTAAACCAGGCGTTAATTTTCGCACAACCCGTTCAGTCCTTGCCATTGCGGCCTCAGCACTTTGACCAAAAGAAATAACACCGCCACGCATTTTTTGCATTGCCGGCGACATTTGATCGACGGCTGTAAAAATTGATGGAATTACTAATGCTGGCATTGTCTATAAATGTTCAAATGTTACTTCCATGCTTTCACCTTTTTTTAACCTGGAAAATTTCTTTTTTTCCATTACTAAATCGAACCAGTAATAAAGACCCAAATAGTCATCTCTGTCACAAAAAAGGTCGCCCAAAATATTAGGCGACCAACTTTTAAATTCCATTGCAACTGTCCTTAATGTGTATTCAAATTTTATAGGCTGTAAAAAAAAACAGTCAATTGTGTTGCTATAAGGAAATCATGTCGTTCCATTTTTTCAAAAACACCCTTTGGTAATTTTGCTTTACTAACTAATGTAAGTCGAGCAATAACGCCGTCAGGACTGAAATCCAAATAATTTTTTGTCGCTTTAATAAAATCACCGGCACTGTATCTGAAATCATAAACTATTTCAGTTGTTGCGCCATCACCAAGCGGTGTTTGTAATTTTTGAGTTACGGTTTTTTCTTCAAAAACTAACTCGCCAACCTGCACTGCCTTTATTAAAACTTCAATTGCTGGAACAACGCCTTCTTTATCCTTAAAAGCAGAACGATCCATTTTATCAATCCATTCATGGACTTCTTTTGTGGCCTGGTCTAAACTTACAACTTCCTCTTTCATCACGCTACCCTTTTAAGTGTTCCACCGCCACCAAATTTAGTAGGTACAGTTGAATCGTTTACATTTGCCTTAAGGTCGCTAATAACGGAGCCTTTCGCGCCATATACCGAACCGTTAATGCTATCAATCGTTATATCAGCTTCGATTGTAGAAGCGGCGATCCGGCCCAATGCTTGAAGTTCTTCGGCAACAAGCATATCCCACGCCACCAATGCATCAACTTCCCAAGGAACATTATTCATTTTATAAATTGGCGTTCCATTACCGGTAACAGCAACCTCTGTTTTACGAATCCCACCAAGATCATAACTGTTATCCTGGGATGCTTTGCATTCTAAAATAACAGTGCCTTCAACCTGATGTTTGATTGTGATGCTTTTTAAATCGCCAGCGAAAAATCCCATTTTTACATTAATTTTTATATACTTACCGGTGTTCCTAAATTAACGCCTGATTCAGCTTCTGTTGCTGAAATCCTGGCAATGCCTGTTTTTTTATACCTGAAAAATGTATTGAAACGGTTTGGATTATTTTGGTCAATTGAAACTTGCAAAGATGCAACTGAAAAATCCAAATCAGCAATCAGTCCGTCCGAAACTAACCCTGCAAAGAAAGAAGTAATTAAAATTTGCTTCCAGTCTTTTGGTTTAATTATTTCGCCGTTTTGAACTGAATCTGAATCATTGGCAATAATTTTACCAACAACAAAAATATCTTCAAGAACTTTATAACGAAACCTCACATTGAAATCAACCATCAAATCCCTGCGCCATCTCCATGCTGGGCGAAGGTCACCATCGGGATGGAAAGTTGTAATAGGGTCTTTCATTACATAATTTCCATTTATCAGATCAACGGTGGAACATCCTTTTTTCACAATTCTATCGCGGTCATTGTAATTTGACATTACGCCGATCAATGTAGGTGCCGGAATATCAACAAGGCGCTTATTCAGAACATCCAATGCCGGATTATCCTGTGCGATAACTGCCCATGTACCGCCATCGCTTGCTGCTACTTCCATCGGTAAAATCAAACCAAGCGGAGCAGGTGAAATTGATATAGCAACCTGGGCCTTACGCGGGTCAGTAAATGATGACGGATCTTCATCAACAGAACCGGTAAGCCAGATAATCGGTTTCATTACAATTCCAATATAACGGCCAGTTGGTGCATCCGGATCAGGAATACCTGTCCATGCTTCAAGCGCGCTGCAAATAGTTGTATTTGTTCCGTAAGAATTTATGCCGATTGTATTCCATTTGGGTTCCATCAAAGCAAGTGCATCGGCTATTGATGGAACGCCAGCACCATTTTGGATGCTGTTAATGATATATGTAATCCCGGCATCGTTTCCGTTGGTATCGACGCTAACAGTTAAAGCGTTTGCAGTTTCACCTCTCCATTTTGATGTGAAAGTATTTACGTAATCTGTATCAGTGGCCGACATTGGCGCACCCAATACTGAATTTACGGCATCGGTAATTTTATCAGTTATTTGGTCGGATGAATCCCCCTGGTTAATTGTGATATTGTAAAATTGCGCATCCAATCCATCGCGCCCATCAATTTTTATAGTGTGGGTTGCGCTGGAAGTCGCTGTACCAACGGGAGTTATTTCATAAACTTTTGCAGTTGCCCCGGCTGCTTCGGATTGTGGATAAAAAACTAAAGGAATACCGTTTAAAATCGGCATCATTATCCTGGCAATCTGATATGCCGGTGAACCAAAACCATAACGCAGACCAACTGCTTTTAACGATGTGGCTTCCCATTCCGAAACATCTAAACTATCCTGATTGGCGTGGTTTGCCTCGCAAAGAACGGCTACACGCTGTGGTAAATTTGAAGTTGAATTTTGAAGTAAAACAGAGAGTTGGTAACCAACTATTGACGCTACATTGTTTGATCCAACTGCCGACATTTTGTACTTTTAGTTTGTGTAAAACTACGGGGGTTGAAAATATATTTTTTATAAGTTAGTATAATATGCTAACTTTTTTTACATTTGTTCCATGCCGAATAAAAATAAACCGAATCGTTTTAAATTAACGCCGCAAGCATATAAAAATATTTTAGCTATTTGTGCGCGGCTGGCGAAGTTTCAGCAAGTGGATAAAACTGGTAAATTGAGATTTGAACCGGTTGCGAAATTTATCGGAACAAAAGATTTTCAACTGTCAGAAATAAAAGGGGTTGGCCCGTCATATACAAAACAAATCGAAAAAGGTAAAAAGCCATTACTCATTAATCACCAGGTTAATTTAATTGATATTTACCAAAAAGATGGTGATGGCGGGGTGAAATTATACGTCGATCATTTTGAAAAGTTGGCGAATGAAGCGAAGGAAAAGAAAGGGATTGCTACGACATGATAGAATACAAAGTAATATCATGTGCCGTTTCTGGATCGGGAAATAAAATTTTCAAAACTGGTGATCTTGTAAATGAATCTCATTTCACGCCAGGTCGCGCCGAAGATTTGGCGAATCGCGGTCATTTGAAACGATTAAAACCTGTAAAATTAAATTTTAAAATCGGCGTATTGATACCTACGCGCGGGAACAGGCCGGTATTTTTAGAGCAGGCGCTTTCACTTATTAATGCTCAAACAAGACAACCAGATCACGTTGAAATTATTTCAGACCTTCCATTAAGCGAAGATATAGACGTTACGTACCGTTATCGAATTGGATGTGAGCGATTATTCGCGTTGGGTTGCGATGTAATTATTTTCTGGGAGGATGACGATTGGTATTCGCCAGAATATATCGAATTAATGATTGGTGAATGGATGCGCATAGGTCGACCATCACTTTTCGGGATAGGTCAAACTGTTTATTATCATATCTTTTCACGCCGTTATATGGTATTGGCCCATCGAAGCAAGGCCAGCGCAATGAGTACAATGGTTACGCGCAAAATTATGGATTTAAAATGGCCCAAAGACAATGATGCTTACTTAGACGCTGCACTTTGGAAATACCCTGGAAAAACCTGGATACCAGCAAAACATATTTGTATCGGAATAAAACATAATACCGGAATGGTTGCGGGGGGGGCGCATAACGAAGATAATGCGCATTATAATAAGGTGGATGCAGATGGAAGTTGGTTGCGCGGAGTTTGCGGGGATGGTGCGGAGTTTTATGAATCGTTAGTAATGAGTGGTGATAAACATACAAGTCGAAAAATTAATAGCAGATTTTAAAAATGATGATTTATGAATTTAACCTACACCAAAAAATCATATTCATCCGACCCTTTTCTATCAATAATTACGAGGGTTTATAAACGCCCGCAGGGATTAGCTGAAAATTTACTTTCCATTGATTCGTTAACAGATAAAGATATTGAGCAAATTTTTATTACTGATACTATCGGGATTGGATTACTCAGAGCGAACCAATCTTTTTCGGATAAAGAAACCCGCGCGTTAGTTACAGGTAAATATGTTTTCCTTTTGGATGACGATGATAAAATTATAAATCCTGAAATGACAACTGAATTAAAGGCGGTTGCCGATCAGCATAACCCAGACGTTATTTTTTTCAGAATGATTATCAAAATAAATCAAATACCAGGGAATTTATATCCTACTGATGAATTATGTTGGGGTAAAAAGCCTATTATTGCAAGAATTGGAGGTAGCTGTTTTGTTGTCAAGCGAGAAATTTATGAAAAATTTATTCATAAGTTTGGAGTTGCTAGATGCGGTGACTTCGCATTCATTGATGCGGTTTGGGAAAGTGGCGCAAGTGTATATTGGCACGATGTAATAATGTGTGAAACCGGAAAGGTTTCACGCGGCAAACCCGAATAGTACAATGCCATTCGACGAACATAATATAAAATGGGATAAAGACGCGCGTAATGGGTGCTTATTTATTGGCGCGGTAATTGCAGTTTTTTGGATAACGGTTATAGTAGTTTTATTATGGTGGAAGTAAAATTTCTTATTTTGGCAAGCGGTTACAACGTCGAAAAATACGTTGAAGATTGTTTAACTTCGATTGAGGCGCAAACTTATAGGAATTTTGAGTTAATCGTTATAGATGATGCAAGTTCTGATAATAGCAGGGATGTTATTCAAAAATATTTGAGAGCTACAAAAGATTTAAAATGGTGTGCCGAATACGAATTCAGAAATAAAGGTATTGTGAAATGCAGACACGATGCGCTAAAAAGAATAAATCACACTATTAATTTCGACGTTATCGTATGGCTCGACCTCGACGACCGCTTATTGCCAAACGCGCTTGAAACACTTAATCTCGCTTATCAATCCTCCGATTGCTGGCTAACATACGGCAATTACATTATTAAAGATACGGGCCAGGTTTGTTTTGATGAGAATACAATTAAATACGAAGATAAACCGGCCCGGCACCAGGATTGGAAATTTATTCATTTGCGATCATTCAGAAAAGAATTATATTATCACTTAACCGATGCTGATTTATTTCCTAAGCAAAAAACAATTTATCCCGACATTAATATGCTTTATTGCTTAATGGAATTGGCTGGAAAAGATCACATAGTGCCGATACTGGATGTTATTTACGAATACAATAATATGAATCCGTTAGCAATAACGCGCAGGTTCACGCAGGAACAGAGGGATTCGGAGTTGGCATTTGTGAAGGGATTAGAACCGAAAAAACCGTTGGAATGCTTGTAATTTTCATCATAATATTAATTTTAATGACATATAAGCCGTATGAAGATTAATTTTATAATTGTGGTGAGCGGCTACAATTGTGCGCCCTACGTATTCCCGTGCTTAAAATCCATCGTAAACCAGCATTACGATAACGGTAAAATAAAAATTATTGTCATCGACGATGCCAGCACCGATAATACACTTTCAGAAATAAATCAATTTTACGAAACTTTTATTCACAACAATCCAAGGTTCAAACATCTATTTCAAACCATGTCGTATAAGCAAAATCACGGGGCTGCTTTTTGTCGCCATGCTGCTATTTCGACTTATGGTCAGGATAATGATGTGGTGATATTTGTTGGATTGGATGACGAACTTTTACCATGCGCACTGAATAGAATTTGCCGCGAATATCAAAATGGCAAATGGATGACGTATGGTAATTGGATTAATCAATACGGTAAAATGTTGCCGGTGGATTTTGAATTGGATTTCCCGGACGAGATACATGAGACGCGCGCGTATCGCACCGTACCATACCGTTCCACCGCACCAAATACATTCAGGATAGAATTATTTAGACAAATACCAATCTGTGATTTTTTAATTAACGGCAATTGGATAGATACGACCACGGAAAGCGAGGTTATGTTTTCATGTTTAGAAATGTGTGGTAAAAAACGCATTGGAATAATCCGGGAACCCATATATTTGTACAATCAAAATTTACCGAATGGAACGCAACGAAGGTTGGGGCAGGAATATAAAAATAAGGTTCTGGGGGAGATCACGAAGCGAAAATCGAAACCGTTAATTACTGAATTATGAAAATAATCCTATGCTGCATATCGGATTGGGCCAATTTGGAATTCAACATTTGTAAATCCCTCCGCGCTGCCGGTGCCGATGCTTCATCATATTATATTACACCGCACCCATTTGGGTATGCAGAAACCAGTACACACACTACAATAGATGGATTGCGCCGCGTCATTTCGTCTTCGCCAACAGATTCACTCATTATTTTAACTCACGGTGAAATTTGGCTATTGAATGAATTGGAAAGTGTGATAGGTAACCGCACGATTTGCGTAGGATATACCGGATCAGCATACAGGCGCGCACCGGAAGCACATAACGCCGTTTTTAATCCGCGCGTCAAATTCACTCTTACTGATGAGTGTGAATTTATGCAACTTGGCGCAAAAAATATTCATTATTTTGCTGCTCCATTTGAAATGAACGGTACGCCAAAATTCGGGCACGAAATTCATGCTCCTTATGCGATTGGTCATTTTCCAAGTAACCCGGAAGTGAAAGGAACTGAAAAAATACTGGAAATGTTGGGAAAGGTAAAACAGCCATTCACGCTTATGCACTCAAATGATCGTGTTTCTCACACAGAACAACTTACCAGGATGAATAATTATGATATTTATATTGAGTTATTTAAACCGGAATTAAACGGTAAACCATACGGTTGCTGGGGTGTTACTGCTTTTGAAGCGGCGGCGGCTGGTAAAATTGTGGTTACGCAAAATATAAATTTGGATGTTTACGAATCGGCATACGGATCGCCGCGCAAAGGAACGCATCCGACTGAAAGAATTTGCCCGTTTTTCGTTTGTAATACCGAACAAAGATTCATTGATAACGTTTCGCATCTATTGGAATTATCCCCGGCTGAAATTTCACGGCATCAAACCGATACTTATAATTGGGTAACAGAAAAGCACAGTTTTGAGGCGACAGGTAAATATTTATTGAGTATTTTTGGGAGGTATTGGAGATGACCGACAACATAACCGCTATAATTGTTTCTTACAACACCGCAGATATACTTCGTTCTTGCGTTGAATCTATCCGACTTGAGTATCCTAAGTTGAAAATAATTATCATTGATGGTAGTGATGAAACCAACGACTGTTTTACTTATACGCAAACCTTACGCGATGACATCACGCTCGTTAAAAATTATCGTCAAAATATCGGGCATGGGCCAGGAATGAATTTAGGAATTGGATTTTGTAAGACGCGCTACTTCCTTTTAATTGATTCCGATGTAATTATACGCCGTCACGGCATAATAGAATACATGGCTATCCTGATGGATGGTAACCGGGATAAATGTTTTGGAGTTGGCAGAGTTGTGATGGTAAATAATGATGGCGGTAACGTTGACAAAGACGGTATTCGTTATTTGCATCCACATTTTGCGCTGATAGATAAAATGAAATACATTTTATTGCCAGCTTTTATAAATCACGGCGCGCCATGTATTAATACGATGACGCAACTTGAAACCAGTCCGCACCGATTTTTTTGCATCAACGTTCCTTTCTCAGATTTTATTTTTCATCCTGGGAGAGGAACCCGCATATTAAATCCACCTGAATTTTCACCTGATAAATGGGATGTGCCCGCGAAGCAGTGATGTATTTCATTCCCGTCATATACCCTTCTTTTGTTTTCGCTCATCGCGGAATTGATATTGTTTTTGTTTTTAAAATTGGAATGAATTGAAACTCGCTATCCTAATCCCAACACGCGGCGACCGTCCGTTATTCCGAAAACAATGTGAACGGCTGATAAAATTGCAAACAATTCAGCCGGACATTATTCTTTTCATGGATTACCCACCGGAATCCACCAACAAAGATATAACGCAGCGTTACCGGCGCGGTTATGAATATTTGCGCGGTCGTGGATTAGATGTTATTGCTTTCTGGGAGGATGATGACTGGTATGCTCCAAATTACCTAGAAACAATGATAAAATCCTGGGAAAATGCTGGAAAACCCGAACTTTTCTCCACTTCTTACACAATTTATTATAATATTCGTATCTTTTCTTACTTTGAAATGGGTCATCCGCGCCGAACTTGCGCCATGTCAACATTGATTCGGCCCGATATGAGCTTCAATTGGCCGCCGGATCACGAGCCATATTTGGATACACACCTATCTGACATAGCAAAACATGCTGATGGAAAGCGCCTAAAATTGGTCAATTTTGCCCCAAAACAGCATATTTGCCTAGGTATTAAGCATGGAATAGGGTTAACCGGTGGCGATATGCATACTTCCAGGCTTGAAAGATACGATATTCACGGTGGGCCAGATAAAGACTTGCAATTGCTGCGCCGGATATGCGATCCTGAAAGTTTTGAGTTTTATGTTAATTATTTCAACAAGCCGGTGGCCCTCTAATCATTTCCATTTTACCACAATTAAAAATTCCACGCGCGGCTATTTAATATAACGTCGATTATAATACAAACTAACGGTTTTGTTAGTGACGCATTATAATGGAGCGTTATGTATAAATAGCTTGGGAGGTGGGTGGCGTAGGGTTGGGTTTGCGCGATACTAATAAGTTGATGTTAATGTTAGTTCAAATTTTAGATACCTTTATAAAAGAGAAGCCCGACACTTAGAATGTCGAGCCTCATTAATTCATCATTTAAAAACAACTTAAACAATGAAAACTTATTTCATCACTCAAGAACAATTAGACATTATCAACAAATTAAAAAATGATACTAAAGTCATGGGCCAAATTAACACGGTTAATGGAGGGTATTCACTTAAATTACAACCTACTGCCGGTAATCCAAATGCAGTAAATGAATATTTACTGTTTCTCAAGGACAACGGAATCGAACTTAGCTGAGTATTTTATTTCAATACCTATTTTTTTTAATTTAGATATTTCAGCGTCTATTTTATCAAAATTTTCATTTGTAGTCGGATCATAAATAATTGATCTGTCACGAATTTCTTTGTGAAAATTTTTGTCTGATTCAAAATCTGAATTGAAAATAAACATTCGCACTGAGCCTAACGGTTAACCTTACACACAGGAGCGTTAGCGAGATCAGGCCAGAGAATAAGCGAAACGTTTTCGTTTACGCTATTCGGGGCGGCTATTTACACATAACGCCATTATATCTGAGTGCCTCTATAAGCCGAGCGATTAGCGAAGGCGACGAAAGATATAATGGAGCGTTCATGTTAAATTTAGCTTTGGTGTGCGGGGCTTTTTAAGCGAAACAAATATACGGCAACAAAACGGGATTTGCAAATTTATTTTTATCGCTGAGGTCTATTTAAAGCTGAGGTCAATCCCCACTGTTTAATCAACCATTCAGAAAAGCGCCACCAGGTTTGTTCATCTTTTTCAACCACGCCAATTTCTTTAAACACATGGTGCATTAAAATTTCTGTCAGGGCCATATTGTAAACGTTCAAATCGAAAACGTGATTTTGCACATTCGGACTTTTCTTTTTCCAAATGAACGTTCCTTTTTTCTCATCAATAACCCGGTGTTCGGCCTCAAAATGCTCAAAATAATTTTCATTTTCGTATTTTCCATCGGCCCGGCGCGGAAAATTCATATACCCGCCTGGTTGACTTGACGCGTTTGAACCGTCCCATCGGAGCGAAATTCGGCTTGCAATTATATCTTTCAGGTGGCCCACTTCGATCATATACAGATTGGCCCGGCTCTTACCTAACGTCCAGTTTCGCTGATTCGCGCCGTGAATACGCGGCGTTGATTCTTTATTTCCCTTTAACCCAACGATTTTAAACCTGCCGCTCCGACTATCAATATAGTTCCACACGAATTTATCAGCGAACCCGCTATCTATACCGGTTAATTGTATCTTCATCGTATTGGTAATGGCGTTTGCGCCCCGGCCATGTTTGCCAACTACGTATGTGCGCGCCAAAATTAAATCCAATTCCTTCCAAACATTATTAGTTTTACTCGGATCATAAGACCATAATTCACGTCCCTCATCTTTTTTACCCAAGTATGCATTGGTAAATGTGCCGATACTACCGTGGTCAATGCTATATGTAGTGCCATTTTCTGCATGGGCCACTATTTCCCAATCCAGCCGGGCATCATCTTCCTTGCTGTTTAATTGATCCCCGACATACCGGCCCCCTAAATCACATGCACAGGTGATTAAAACGATATGACCATTACCATGTTTCACGCTCAGTTCATCGGGCACAACACCAATATCATAAGGTTGAATGTTTTTTTCAAGCTGGCGGGGTTGGATTGCAGTTGTTTTTGGTTCGTAACTTTCACCTAACACTTCATTGACAAACCATTGGTATTCCTCTTCTTTACGCGGCTGTCCTTTCGGGTGAATATCAATCCAATCCTGCACATACTTATCCCAACCGTCCATTCCAATCGGCGCGTATAATGCTGAGATATGATAACTCCTATACCCTTCAATTTTCTGAATATCAAATGCCACCCATTCACCCTTATTCAACCAATCCTGTTTATTTTTATCAGTAAAAAAACCATCACACAACGGACACACATAACCCACACTTTCTTTATCTAATCCCCCGTCACCCTCTTTCATTTTCCATGTTATACCAGCCATTTTACCAGGTCTACAAACGGATGGCATGATCCAATCAATTGTTATCAGATCATTACAGCAAGGGCATGGGATTAAATACCGGCGCTTATCTCCCTTGTCAAATGCCTCATCAATAGTACTGCCAATTAATTCTGGCGTTGAAATATCCATCCGCTTCTTAGTATCTTTATAAGCTGCGCTCCGTTGGTCTAATTTTTTATCAGTACTTCCAGATTCTTTTGATGCTTTTTTTATCGCAACATAGTCATCATTAAATTGGTTTTGCAAATCCACCTGACGGATATTTTTATGATTATTTGCACTCCATATCATTGCGAAACCGCCGGTAAAATCCTTTTGCGTATTAGTATCGCCTGTTTTATTATTTCTTTTCCTTAATGATGACGGTTTAATGTAATCCCTCAGTCCAGCCGAATTTATACAAGCATCTAATTTATCAGTGGCTTTCTTTATTAGTTCCGGTGCGCCAACACTTAGTGATGTATTACCAGGATTATTTTTTATGATCCAACAAATACCGGGATAAATTACGCCAGCCGAAAAACCAATCTGGCCGCCTTTCTTCACGGCACATCCCCAGCATGAACTGTCGGGTGAAAGTATATCTATAATTTCTCTGGTATAAGGGGTACGCTTATATCGAAACGGCCCAGGAAAAGGCTTACCCATTACTATATTTTGTTCAACCCAATCGCTTGGTTTGATGGTGGAAATTTGCGGAATGTTTTTAGTAACAATATTTTTTAGTTGTTTAACTAAAATTTCTGATTCATCTAATATTATCGTGTCGATCATAACTTATAAATGTCTATCATAATTATGTCCGCTCCCCCTTCCCACGTTTAACCGAAAACTGTTTAACAATTTCATCTATCGCCTTTTGGGTTGCTTCAGCAGATCGTTTCATCATTTCGTTTAATCGGTCAGTAAACTCAGTTGATATATCCGCCCTTTCTGCTGCCGTCAAATCCCGGCGCTTCGCAAAAATTGTCAAAATATCCTGAAGTGTATTTTTGCTTTCAACCAAAACAGATTGGCGTTCCTGTAAAAAAACGGAATCCATAAGATCAACCGGTACAACCTGGCCCATCGCTTTTTGGTTGTTGAGGTTTAACTTCTCAATTTCCTTTTCCATTTTGAGAATTTGGGTGCGCAATTTTTTAGCATCTAAGCTAGTTGTGCCGGTTATTTCTGGATCAATCGGTTCATTTTGTTGCCATTTCTGTTCATCTTCAATTATTTCTTTTTTGGTCAACGGGCGCGTTAGTCTTAATTTTTTTGGCTCAACCGCCGGTTTTTCTGATTCTATCCCTGCTATTTTATCCCGATTTTTATCGCGCCATTTCTGTAAAAAGGAAATATTTGGCTCAACCGATGAATCTATGTAGTCTCCATTGTAAATTATTTTTCGCCTATCAGGTAAAGCATATATGGATAGCTTCGACGTAGTCATACCGCACATCGCGGCGAATTCTTTCTTAGTATGGAGTGGCATCGTTTAACAACAAATGTAGTTAAAAATGGAGTTGTAGCCAATTTATACTACAAACCCAGGCTACAAAAAGTGAAATTTTAGTGTTTTTGTAAAAGAACGCGCATTTGCATTTAT